CAAAATGGTCGAATCGACCAGCAGGCCCAGGACGCCCACGGCGACCCCCTTGCCCGCGTTGACCGTGCCGGCGAAGCCCTTTTGCCCGACCGCGAATTCCAGGGCCGTCCGGAAATTCCAGGCGGCGAAATTGGCCGCCTCGTTCACAGAGGCTTCCGAAAATGCCAGGTTCGCCGAGATCAGATAGGTGGTGATATTCCGAACCACGCGGCGCCCAACGCCCTCGATTGTTTCCGCGAAGCACAAGCCCGACAGAATCATCTCCTCGGCATCATCGGTCGGGTTCCACGTCGAATCCTGCCGCAGCGACAGAGCGTTCATGTACTTGAACGTCAGGGAGGTGCCCACGGGCGATCCGGCCTGCATGCCGGCGAGTAGGGCGGCGGTGTAGTACGGGGGATATTCCACACGATCCCCGGTCGGGTTGTATCGCTCGATCGCCTGGGCGGCGACCCGCACATGCCTGGAATTCAGATCGATGATCTGGGATTTGATTTCGGATTTCGTGGCCACGTCTGTCCGGGCGGTGTTCATAACGCCCACGATCGCGTCCCGCTCATTCCGGCCGGCGCCGCACATAAACGCGCAATGCGCCTCGACCGCGGCATGGACCGCCGGATCGGCCGTCAGGGGAACCACGGTATTGACGCGCACCTTTTTGAGCAGGTTCAGCGCCGCCTGGTAATCCGAAAATGTCGCCGTTCCCTCGATGCCCCCGGACAGGAAAACCGGGGCCGTGGTGTTGCTCGGCGCTCCGCCGATTGCGCCGGACGCCTTCGCGCCGTTGACATAGGCGCTGTTCTGGTTCAGCCAGGTGATGATCGCCCAAAGGTCCGCGTAAAATTCCGGGTTCGCCGGGTCCAGACAATCCGCCGCCGTCCAGGCACCCGTTGTCACGTCCAGATCGGCCGGGTCAAAGCTCAGTTGCCCGGTGACCAGGGTGAAAGCGAAACCCCCGACCCCCGCCACGGATTTGGCGTTGTAGTAATCCGCGCATTTCTGAAGGGTCTTATGCGTGGCGGGCACCGTCCGGGCCGCCTCGGCCGACAGGGAAACCGCTTCTTTTGAATCCAGAACCCCCAGGGCCAGCCAAACCAATTCGGACCATACGCCGCTGGTCAAAATCGGGGTAGTGCTTACCAGCTTGATTTCAAACTGCGCGGCCCCCGTAGGCGAATAGCCATCGATTCCCACGGCGCCACTTGCGGTTGCCACGAGACTGATTTTCCCATTGGCAACGTACATGGTGGAACAGGCGGCCATGCCCTTGCTAGGATTCGTCCCGGCCGCCAAGGTTATCAGGGTCACCGGATCATCGTCAGCGACGGTCACGGTGCCCGCGGTCACGCCGATAATACGAGCGCCGGCAACCCCGTCGAAATCGACCACGCCGGTCACGGGATTTGTGCCGTTCAGCGTCAACACCTCTTTTTTGGCCACCCCGGACACGGCGCCGTAAATCACGACCTTCTGCCCGATGTCGGCCGCGCTTGCGGATACCACGGTCAACTTTGACATCGCGGTGGGCTGGGCGTCGATGTCGCCCGATTTCCCCATGATGTAGACCCGGGTTCCCTGGCAGACAATTGCGCCGCCGTTTTCGACTTCGGCGGTCATGGTATCCCAGCCGTTCGAGGTGGGCGCGATATAGGAAATCTGGAACATGGGATCGCCGCCCAGGTCGTCGACCGATTCGATCTTATCCTCGAATTTCACCGTGAGGAGCTTTCCCTTGGTTGTCCCGGTCCCGATGGCGACGTTGACCTGACTCGTGAAAGCGCCGTAATCATCGGAGGCCAGATCCAGACACGGGCCATGGGCATTTGGCAGGCTGGCAACGGATTGCGTGGCCGGGTTGACCTTCATGGCCACCACCTCCAAAGCGCCGCCCAGGATGTTCGGATCTTTGGCCGGCGCGAACAGAATCGGCGCGACCTCTTTCAAGTCGCCGGACCGGAAAAGCTGGTTTGCCTGTTCCGGCTTTTTGATCCGCAGGAAATCCTTGGTTTCCGAAATTGCCGCGACGGGCTTGCCGCCCTCGGCGGTCCCGAGGACCGCAACAATCCCGGTTGCGCCCAGGCCAATCGATTCGAGCCCCGAGGCGTCGACCATCGAATAGCTGCCCGGCACGCTGATCGTTCTTCCGTTGAAAAAAATTGAGGTCGGCATTCTTGTTCTCCTGCCCTAGTTAATGGGTCGCCCCATGAAATTTGTATATTCCTGTTTCCAATCCCGGATTGTCATCGGGCCGAGGCGGTTCTTTTTTGCCCAATAGCAAAATCCCGCCATTTGATCGGGCTTCACCGTACTTACGGCCAGGAATACCGACAGATTGACTTTCGGGCCCGAGGTCACGGGCGGGATCGCCTGGGCCGGCGCGGGGGCCTGGTCGTCAGTCTGATTTATTCGTTTTGCCCGTTTTCCAACCATTTTTGATCTCCTATCGAATATAGGGTTTTACGTTCGTTTTGACGCCCCCAACATCGCTAGATGAACCCGCGCTGTCAATAGCAATGCCGGCCACCTTGAATGCCTTGGACATCCTGGATTCCCGATCGATTTGCTGAAATTCCCGCTGCACGCGCAGGGTCAGGCGGCGGGCGAAAAGGTATTCCGGAAGGTATTTTGGATCAGGGGCCAGATCCGCGCCGTTGACCTGATAGCCGAAACAGCCCAGCTCGGTCAGGGTAGGGAATGCGGCCAAAAGCAAGTATTTGGCGATTTCGTAATACCAGGCCGTCACGTCGGGGTGATCGGTGTAAATCAGCACGTCATATTGATGTTCCCAGACTGCGCTGGACAAATCCGATTTGTAGAATTCATCCTCCGGATCGGTAATCAGGCCGGCGTCATCGCCCAGGAATTTGATTTCCTCGCCTTCCGATCCCAGGGTGATCGCAAAAATCGGGAATTTGTTATCCTGCCGAGCATATCCATTGACGATCATCGGCGGGTGCCCGGCGAAATACTCTTTGATGGCCTCGACCTCGGTTTCTGTGAGCTGGTAATTGTCGGCGAACAGCTCGTCGAGGTAGGATATATCCCGCAAAATCGTGGCCACGCCGGCCGTGAAAATGGCGTGCAAATAACGATGAATCATGGGGCGACCTCCAATGCTTTTTCGATGGTCATCGGGGCGATTTTCGCAACGTAGTCCGACACCCGATCCAGGTAATGCCGGGCGGCGATCGGCCCCCTGATCCAGCCCTCAGTAACCCCCGTGGAAATTGTCCGAAACGTGGTGAATTTATTTTGAGTCGCTTTTTCGTATGTATGGGCCTCGCGGATCATACCTTCATAGATGTTTGTTTTATGGTGCGGCTTGAGCAGGGGAATCTGCTTCATGCCGGGGGCCAGGCCGGCCCGTATGCGGAAGGTCCGCAAACGCCGCGGGGGTGAATTCTCGGTAGACTGTTCCCGGATCGAGTAGTCTTGGAGTTTCCGGGCCGCCTTCATAATCGCTTTCCCCAATTTCATCGAATCCAGAACCCCCTGATGGCCACTATAGGCCGAGCCCATTGCTTGCCCGAGGACCTTGCCGGTGCTGGGGCCTGTATGCCGAAAGGGGATTGACCGATATTTCGTATCGTTCAAACTCAGGTGGGCCCCACGCTGCCCCTCGGGGACGATCGGGACATTGGGCCCGAGGAGCGTTTTGCGGAGATCCAGGGCATCGTCGCCGTCCTCCAGCAGGTGTGGCAATTCGCCCGCCAGGGTCAACACCGCCTTGCCTGGGCTGTATTCGATCGGCTGCATGCCCTTCATGTAATCCTGCCGCAAATGCGATTTTTCGTCGCCCGCCAGGCGTTTCCATTCGGTGTATGCGGCCTTGGCGATGTTTTCCATGATGCCGTCGAGCATCGTTTGGCCAGCCAGGGCGAACAGCTCATCGAACGGAATATCGATGGTGCGAAAGTAGATCACCCGTGCACCATAAATTCGTATCGCAGGTGACACTGGATCGGCAGGCCCATCGGATTCCCGGTCGGCGTTTGCAGCTCCAGCACCTTGAACCGCAATTGCGTTGATCGGACTGAATTGGGATAGTCCATGACCAGCCAAACGGGATTGCACAGATATTGAATGCTCAGGCGCACCCCCTTATTTGGATATTCGGAAAGCCATCGGATATGGCCGTGTTCGATCGTGAAATGGACCGCATATTTGTAGGCATTTTCCAAGGACCGGATGAGATTCACCTTGGTTGCCGGATACCGCAAAGTCAAAAGGTCGGTCCCCGTGGCCTCGGTAATTTCGGAATAGACAATCGAGGCGTCCAGGGCGGTGATCCGGTCGTAAAATCCGATCGCATTGCCATAACGGACCGTCAACCGCGTATCGCCGGACACCCAATTGCCCAGCACGTCCACCGGGTCCGGATTTCGGGTCACGTCCCGGAGCAGGCCGCGGATCACCATGCCCCCGGATTGCTGGACCATTTGCGTTTGCAGCTCGTCTAGGTTGTAGCTCAGGGCCGTGAAATCCTGGGGGTCGGCACCGAAATACACCCAACCGCGGCCTTTGCATAGCGGGCAATTCGGATCAAATTGTTCGGTCTGCGCGGTAATGGGCGTGCAGGGGCACCGGGTCGCCCTCTCCCAAAGTAACATCCAGCCTTTTGTCTCGATCAGGATGTCAAATTTATCGACACGAAAATCGGCGCGTTGCCCGGCTTGCTTGGCGCCGGTCGGCATGCCCAGCAGGGGCGCTTCGGGCATTATGATCGTTGCGGTCATCAGCAGGCCATCATGTTCGCGCCGCGGTAGTAGCGGCGGAGCGTTGGGATCACTTCTTTGATTTCCCTTGTGTAATTGATTAACCTCGCGCCGTATCCGGCAAAACTCGGCGAATTCGTGGTGTTGATCGACTGCGAAAGCCCGTCAATCGAAAGCGAGGTCGAGGCGATGCCGGCGCCGCCGAGCAAATCGCCTGCGATATTCAGAGGCCCGAATGCGGCGATTTTCCCGATCAGGTCCTTGATCACATCCGGCACCTTCTCGGGGGCAAATCCAGCGGTGTACGACACCCGGAAAACATCAGGGATCAATCGATGCCCGGCTCGGGCATAGGGGTGCCAGAGCCCGGCCCCGCCGAAAAAAACCGTCCCCACGTTGCCCAGGCCCGGGACAATCTGGACCTGCCCGCTTTCTTTCTGACAGTAGATCCAGCTCGGATCATAGGTCGTTCCCTCAGTATCACCCGGCAGGACCATGCGAAATTCCGATACCTCCAGGACCGGAATATTTTTCAGCTTCACGAAAATGTATTGTTCGTAATCCTCCCGGATATAGTCGTGCCGTTCGTCAACCACGGACATCGGCCGGATGGCAATATTGATCCGGTGCTCCAACCATGACACCGCGCTTTTTATGAACCAGGCGTACAGGCTGTCAGGGAAGGGCACACCCCGATCATTCGTCATATCCAGGCCGAACAAATAGGATGTTTTCAGGTCGTCAATCGAGACAATATCCAGGGCCGGATCGCCCTCGCCTTGCTGGGCCTCGGATAGTGAGCTTTCCAGCAAGGTGACCGGATGGTAATACGAGCATTTGTAGTAATACCCTGCGGCGCCATTTTCATCGGTGAAGTCGTAAACGGTTTGCGTCGATACCAGGGGAATGCGGGTTGCGGGCGTGGTGATTTCCACATAAACCCCGTCAAGAACCGGGGCCCGGTAGACCTTCAAATGGGTGAACGACAGAAGAACCCGATCCAGCGTTCCAGTGACCAATTTCAGCGCAATGACGGCCATGTTATTCGTCCTTTGATACAAACAAATCCGGATGCACGTTTTCCGACGACAACCCCAATTCTGCGGCGCCGAAGGAAGCCAGTCCGGGATCTACGTCCATTGCCGAGGCCGCAGGCAAGGGCTCGTGGCCGGTCATGGCCGGCGTCAGGGGCACCGCCTGGGGCGGATACGGAATCCCACCATCGGCCCCGCCGCCCGATTTTACGGGTGAACGGTATTCCACCTCCAGGGAGTCGCCGGCCAAAAGAGGCTCGTTTAGGATCACCTGGCGGGGGGGCACTTCGATAAACCCGTCGTCCCAATCGGCCATTTTCAGCCGGCCGTTGACATAAATGGCCACGCTGCCCAGGGCGTAGTCATAGGATACGAGGTAAGATCGATTTGCCCCGTCGATCGCGCCTTGCAGGGTATCCCCGGCCGTTTCCCGGATCTGAATCATAGGGCCTCGTATTCCGCCTGAACGGAATCAAATTCCAGGGGGGCTTCTTTCATCCGGATCATGTTTCCGCCCAGCTCCTCGAACCCGTCGTCCCAATCCCGGATCAACTTGATGCCATTGATCCATAGCGAAACGCTGTTCAATTTGTACGTTTTTGACGTGAAAAAGTCGATGGCTATGCCGTCCGGGGCCGGTAGCAGGGTTTCCTTGATCGGTTTTTGGAGCGCCTGGATCATTCTTTCCTTTTCATTCCGCGCCGCACGGCGTCCTCGACCTGCTGGGGGGTGACCATCGAATCCAGCTTGATCCGGGCATCCTGATTTGACTGCTCCAGGAGCTTGACCGAGGTGGTTAATTCCTGGACGTTGCCGGCTACTTTTTTGACCGTTCCCTCGATGGTTTCCACCTTGGTCGCCGT